AAACCCGAATTCAGTGTCTTGAATTTTAAACGTAGCTTGAAATTTAGGCTTCGCTTTGAATATTTCGTTTAAATGTACGGTTAACTCTTTAACGTCACTCCATTTTACTTTAACTACGTCTTTCATTTTTAAGCCGCAAAATATCTCGATAGTCTTTTGACCTATAAATTCTTCGTCATTCGACTTTTCAACTACCCGCATAAATTCTTGGTAGCTCTTTAACGGGATTTCACTTAATGAAGTAGGTATTACAATTTCTGTTTTCATTCTATATATTAACTTTTAATTCGTGTTTTTGTAGTTTGTAAATATAATTCACACAATTTGCATACTTGAACGGGTGCGAAATATTATTTATTTACCAAATATGATACTTACCGTAGTTAGAATTCATACCTAACGTTTCCATTTCGTGGTATCGTAGCGCATCAATAGCATGATTGTTTGTGTCAATAGGTTTATTTAAACGTGTCCCCGCTTTATCCGTGTCCCAACAGTAGGCACGTAGTTCTTTGATTAAATTAACGCTGTTAGACGTAACTAAATATTCATTCCTTTGCATAACATCTATTCCGTAGTTAATTGAATCTTTACCTTTTGTAACGCCTTTAATTGTTATACCGTAACGCTTAATTTCTTCAATGCTTTTAGGCTCGCTCGAATCAGCATATACGGGTACGTGTTTTGGTAGTTCCTTTGCGATATCTGAATTTAACATACCCGTTTGATACTTCAATTCGTTTAAAATTCGTGTACCGTTGTAATTGTATATTTCTATTATTGCCGTAGGGTCATTCGTGTAACCGAAGTCTAAACCTATACCGATTAACTTTGCGTCTTTTGGTAAGTTGTCGATTGTTTTCCAGTTACTGAATATAACGCCTTCTAACATTCCTATTTCACCAAGTCCGTAGACACGCCACCAATTAGCCCAGTATGCGCTTGTTTCGGCTTTTAAACGATTCTTTTCTATTTGTTGAACTATACTATTGTCAAGCGCTTCGTTGTCTTTGTAGGTCAAAATTAAGAAGTCGCTATCAGGTTCGTCTTTTAGTTCTTTGTGTACCCAAAACTCATTTGCTGGATTGAAGTCTAAATATATAGCTTTCTTTGTACGTATAGCAAGTTCGTTATAACTTTCAAAGGTTACGTTATTACATTCGTTTATATATAGAACGTCACGCCTTGCACCTCTTAATTTACTTGAATCGTCAGCACTAAAAAATTCAAAGCTGCTTCCGTTTAAAAATTGATAGGTTAATAACGATTTGTTAAATTGATTTTCGTGCCATTTATTCATCCACTTCATTAGCTTAATAAAGTCCTTTAAAGCACCCCTACGTAAATGCGGAATACTTTCAGCTACTACGCTAACTTCAAGACCGTGTATTGCAGAAGCACGTGCAATTAAAACGGATAATATTCCGTAAGTTTTCGCCGCACTTGTGCCACCCTGAATAATACGAACTCGCTTTTTAAGTTTGAGTATTTTATTCGTCGAAGTCGTCCGCAGAAACATCAGGGAAAATTGGTTGTTCTAAAACTGTTTGTTCAATTTGTTGTAAAGGCGCACCGTAACCTGAATCCATTAAAGCCTTATATGCTGCTACATCGCCTTCACGTGCTTTTTTAATTAGCGCTAAAGTCATTAAATCTTCTTGGCTCATTGTTTCTTCAGCACCCGTTAAAGGGTTTTTAAGCTTTTGATTTACCTCCAGCCAGTACTTTGCTATTGTGCTTCTATTCTTTGCGCCTTTAGGTCTGCCGTTAGGGTTTCCGCTTTCGCCTTTTTCAAAAGGTTTTAGGTTGTTTAATTTATCAGCCATAAATCTCTGTTATTTCACTGTTTCTCCGTTACGCTTAATTACTAAACTCGGGTCAAGTTTTCTCATTCTGTCAATGATAACTTGGCAATACTTCGGGTCTAATTCCATTCCGTAGCACTTGCGTTTAAGTTGGTGTGAAGCAACCATTGTAGAACCCGAACCACAAAAAATATCTAAAATTGGTTTTTCATCTAAATAATTAATACACCATTCCATAAGTTTTAATGGCTTCATAGTTGGATGTTCTTTTGTTTCTCCTCCCCAATGATGCGACAACATTCTGCAATTTTTATCTAAATTAGTCCAAGCAAGTTCAAATTCACTAAAACTTAAACCATCATTTTTTTTGTGCCAACATAACCAATCATTATTAATTGGAAGTTTATCAGCAAAATAATTACCTCCCCAAATTATTGCTTTATTGACTAACGCCAAAATATAATAAAAATCAGGAACTTCAACATCCCAATTATCGCCTCTATGAAATTGTTTTTTTCCTGTTCCTAATGTTTGTTTGTTTGCGTTAATTCCATAAGGTGGGTCTGTCAATAGATTAACTTCTTGACCGTTCATTAATTTTGCCACTTGGTCGCTATCAGTTGAATCCCCGCAAAGTAAACGGTGTTCTCCTATTTCAAATAAATCTCCTATTACTATGTCCGTTTCAATTCCACCTTCAGGAACATCAAAATCATCTTCTTCAGCTTCAAGTTCTGTTACACTTAAATCAACTGGTAAATCTAATCCCCAATCGTCTAACTTTTCAACGCCCCATTCATTTGCTAAACTATCCCAATCCCATTCTCCAAAACCTACGTTATCTTTTATTAAGAATTCGTTTTTTTGTTCCTCCGTCCATTCGTCTGCTATTATAATAGGTATTTCCTTTAGTCCTATCTCTTTACAGGCTTTTAAACGCATATTACCACCCAAGACAACGTATTTGTTATCTACGTCAGTAAAAACTACTAAGGGACGTTTATTTAGCATATCAGGAAACTCTTGGATAGACTTAACTAACTTTTGAAATTTTCCGTCTTTTATTATTCTTGGGTTCTTCGGGTTTGGTTTAACCTCGCTAATCTTAACTATTTGCATCTTCTTCTTTATAACTGTTATATAAAATTTCAAGTTTATTCATTACATCACGTAGACAACTACCGCAGCTGGTTGGTTGCATATTTACTTTAAATACTCGGTTGTAAATCTCTAACATTCTTTTTTGTTCCGTTGGTCTCATTGTGTAACGCTTTTCAGTAAACCATTCAGATAAAAATTCGTGTTCGTCTTTTAGTAGACATTCAGGCTTTCGGTAAGGAAACAAAGAATTTAACTTTGCTTTTCTTTCGTCACAACCGCAATCTTCACCCATTACCCATTTCGCTAATTTAGCTGCTCCAGTAACTTCTAAAACTTTTTCTACCGTGTCTCCTAATCCCTCACTTTGTGCTGCTAATATTTCAGCTTTTGTACGTCTTTTTCGTGCCATGTTATTTTAATTGATATTTAATAAATTGTTCTTCAGTACCTAAAATTATAGTATCGTCTTTTAATACTTGCGTTTGAATTACGTCTATAAAATGATGTTTAGTAGGGTATTCAGTATATTCTTTAGATATCCAAAACTTAACACCTAATTCAATTATTTGATTAGTCGTAAATTCTGAAGCGTTTAACATCCTATCTAATTTATTTATTTCTAACTTCATTTTATTAATTCGTAATCCTGGTTCTTAAAATCTTCGTAATCTTCACTTACATTTTCTTTTAATCGTTCTTTGCAAGTCTTAATTGTTTTCCAAACGCTTTTAAAACTTATACCCGTTACACCTTCTATTTGTCTTGTACTCATTCCTGAAGTTCGGTATAAATCAAATAATAGTTGATCGTACCAATGCCATTGTTTAACCTCTTTGTTTATTTTTATTTCTAAACGTTTTTTCGCTTCAAGTATTTCGGGTTGGTATTCGTCTTTTAGTTGGTAGGCTTCCGTTATGCTTACTTTTGTTATTCGTGTTTTACTCTTTTTATAATCAAATGCCATGTTTCTTAACACCGTCCAAATAAAGTTCTTATTCAGTTTGCCGTTTAAATAAAACCTTTCAACGTTATTTATTATAGCCATCTTCAAATACATTTCTTGAACTATATCTTCAGCGTAAAATTCTTCGTTAAAAGTGCCTACAATCTTTATCCAATCGTTGTGGTGCTTACTTAATTCTATTAAAAACATTTCGTTTACCAAATCGAAATAGAATATTCAATTAATACTAAAACTAATAAGCCTACCGTAACACGGTGCATTGATTCTATAATTAGTTCGTCTTTGTATATCCACCTTTCAAATTTATAACTTGTTTTCCAATACATCAAAACAAGAAAAACCCTATCTAAAATAAATAGGGTTATCAGTATAGGTAAAAGTAAGGCGTATCTCACTTTACAAAGTTATACTATTTTTTTAATATCTTTCATCACGTCGTAATTCTTGCCAGTATAAAAGTTCTTCAGCTTCATCTTCGTACTCAAAACCAAATGCAGTAGGATTGTCGTAAATTAGTTCTTGTAAGGACTCACAAATTAATTTTGAATTACGGTTGTTTAGTATTCCGTGTTTTATGTAGTTGTAATCAGCATCGTATAAATCGTATCTCGTTAAATATACTTGTGCTTCTTCTACTTCGTTACCGTCACGTGTAAATTCTACGTCAAATTGTAATTCCATATAACCAAATCTACCAAGGTTTATGTCGAAATATCCAGTTCTATTGTAAAAGTCTACCGCTTCAATTTTCCAATTACGTGTTTTCATAGTGCTTTGCTTTAATTATTTCTTCAAAATTAATATAACTTTTTAAATAAACAACACTTTTATAAAAAAAAATAACAATAATTAAAAAACCCCTCCCTTGCATTTATCTAAAATTCCCAGGTTTTGATTTGAAGGAGGGGCTGTTGCTTTGCCGAGCCTTAGTTACATTCCTTTTTCATTTAGGTATTTAGCTAAACGCTGGATCGTTTTACTTGTTAAAGACTTTCCGTTTAAAAACGTGTGAATATTACTTTGATGAAGTTTAGCATCTAAACAAAAAGCATTCAATGATAGTTCGTGTTTTTGTAGGTAGTCCCGTAACATTTTACGCGTTATCTCGTCGCTATTTGCTATTATTTTACTCGCTTTCATTTTATTCAGTTTTAAAAGTTTTGCCAATACTTAATAGTTTATCTTCTATTATTTTAACCATGCTTAAATATTCCTTTGCTTTTTGATAATTTTTTTGATGAATATTATATTTTTCTTCAAAATAATTTCTTAATAATATAAGTTCTTGTATTGAATATTCTACTGCTTTATTTTCCATTAGAAATCATTTAAGAAGTCGGAAATATCATTGCTTTGTGGCTTCGCTTGTTGTTCTTCAGCTGGCTTAATTGATAAACTTAAATAGTTTTTACCGTTGTTACTTTGTTTTTTCCAAGCGCTAATGTAAAATTCACGTCCTAAAATTGTTATTTTACCGTTCATATCGGGGTGCGTTTCTTTCGTCTTTTTGTCGTTTGTAAATAACGCTCCGCTGTTGTCTCTTTTTTCCATTTTACTTTTTATTTATTTTTATTTTTAACATTTTAATTATTAAAGAATCTCCGTTTACCGTACCGCCTTCATCAGTTAGCGCAGTTAAAGCTTCTATTAATTGCTTTATTTCTTTTAGTTCTTTTTTTAATTCTTGTATTTCTTGGTTTACTTCAGGGTTCATAACATTAATCTTTAAATTTTTCGCACTCGTATTCGCTTATTGTTTCATTTAATAGTTGAATTTCAGCTTTTGCACTTGTTAATTTAGTTTCTAAAATTTGAATTTTACTTTCTAAGGATTCGTATTTTAATTTATATTCAATCATTTTAGCCTTTGATTCTCCGTATTTATCAATAATGCTTTCAAAAAATTCCGCTAAATCTATCATATTATTGAAATTTTAATAATTTATAATTCATTCTTAATTTTTCCTTCCAGTTTTCAGACTCATTTTTATAGGCTTCGCAAATAGCTTTAAATTTTCCGTAAGTTGTGTTTTTTGATTGAATTATCTTATTTGCCTTTTGTTTACCAATTCCTTTTACGCCTTTTATATTATCGCATGAATCACCAACTAAAAACAGTTCACAAAGTAAATTTTCGCAGTCCGTTTTATCCATGTAAATAAATCCTTTGCGAACCTTAAATTCTTCGCCATCTTCAGTATATTTTTTTAATTGATAATAATCATAATGTAAACCTTCTATTTGCTTTAAATCTTTATCAATTGAACAAATAATATATTCGTCTACATTCAATAATTGAGCGTTATAAAAAATAAGGTCATCGGCTTCGTATTCATCGTGAGCAAATGAATTATTCCAGTAATCAATTAAATAATCTCGTAATTCAGAAATCCACCTATTCGGTTTTTTACGGTTTTCTTTATATTGAGTGTAAATTTCTTTTCGGAAGTTATTTTTGCATTTAGTAAAAAAGTACATTGTTTTTTCAACGTGAAAATGTTCTTCAATTTCGTTTAAAATATCAAAACTTATTTTTTCAAACCTATCGTACCCACGTTGCAAAATTTCCATTTCAATTTCAAAACGTAATTTTCCACTTGCTATCATTTCTCTAATTTCTCCGAAGCTGATAACCTTGTAAATCGATTGATAAACAAGGCTATCAGCGTCAAATAATACTATTTTAGATTGCATTTTCATAACAACAATAATGCTTTTTCTTGTGCTTCACTTAATTGAAATTTCTCTTTTAACTTTTCGATAGTTATTTTACCTTCGTTAATTGCTTTTAAAGCATCTGTAAATCTTTTGTTATCCAAGCTTTCTTTTTTAGGCTTTTCTTGTTCGCCTGAAGCATCCGTGTCTTTGTCGGTAACTAATCCTAATATTGAACTTAAACAATACCTACGAAAATACGTAACGCCAGAACCAAAACTTTGAAAGTCGTTCATTCCTTTTAATTGTACGTATGGAATTAAAGTATTTGAATCAATCATTTCACCGCTTTCAACGTGAAATAAAACCGTTTTAAGATAGTTTAATCCGTCTTGTGAGTTAATTAACTGTGTGAATCCTAATCCGTGTTTTTGTAGTAATGGATTTACTTCGCTAAATATTTTAGGGAGATCACTATATGAGTACCCGTACCCTTGCGTTTCTTTGTGAATTACTTTAACTTCTTGCTGGAACGCCGCCAGACTTTTTAATAAATGTTTCATTTTACTTTGTTTAATTTTTACAAATTTAATATTAATTTTTAATATAACAATAGCTTTTAAAAAAAATACTTAAAATAATTTTAATTGTGCTACGTGGTTGTTTATTCGTTCAACCGCCTTTTCGTAGTATTCTAAATCTAATTCACAAGCCGTTAGTTCAAAGCCGTAATCGTGGCATGCTATTGCTATTGAGCCACTGCCTAAGTGGGTGTCAAGTATCTTGTCACCTTGCTGAGCGTATTTGTCAAGGAGCCATTTGTAAAGTGCTACGGGTTTTTGTGTTGGGTGTATACAATCCTTACCGCCTCGAGTACCTTCAAATTTATGAATTGTATATTTTCGTACCGTTGTTTTCATATTTGACCAAGCAAGCTCACAATCAGCAAAATCAGTACCTTCGTTTTTTTTATCCCATACAATCCAACAAGGTGTATTTTGATTAGGTATATTTTCAATGAAATGATTAGCTCCCCAAATAATTACATATTTTGAAACTCTTAAAAGTTCTATAAAATAATCTTTTGAAGGTGCTGAATTATCCCAATTTTTAGAAGTGTATTTAGGCTTTCTATTGTATGAATTTGGTCTACTTGGGCTTGTTCTTACTCCTTTTCTCCCGTCCTCACCTATCCCATAAGGCGGATCAACAATAGCCAAATCAAAATAATTATCGGGGTAACGTGCCATTAATAACATATTATCTTCGTTTGTTATTTCTATTTTATCCGTTACTTTCATAAAAATTTCTTTAATCCTTGCACCGCATTCTCAATTGAATTTGCGCGTTCCTGAAGGCTTGTTATTTGTTCGAGTATAGTTTGCTTACAATCGCTTGTAAAATACCCGTGTGACGTCGCTATTAAGGGAATTAAACCATTTGAACGTATGTAGTTAACCATTTTACGTAAACGCGGACCAGTCATTTTGATTTTGTATCCGTGTAATTGTAGATACTGATTCATCCGTGTTACTATTAATTCGCTTTTTATCGGGTTCGTCTTTTTATACTGTCTAAATCCGTGAATTACTATATTTAATATTTCCATTTCTTCAGCTGTTAATTCGCTGGTATGTTCTTCAAAGTTTGTTATCATATTGTTTAATTTTTAATTTATACTTGTTAATTATTTCCTTTAATTCGTCTATTGTAAACTTCCGTGTTTTATTAGCTTCAGCTTCTAAAAGTGTTAATTGTTCAATTCCTATCTTGTTAATTAATCTACTTCTATATTCGATTAAATTACCGCTTAAATACTGGTTACACGTAATGCAACTGCTGTGGACGTTAAATTCATTAAAACGAACGTTCCAATGGTTATTAGCGTTGAAGTAATGCGAAGCGTTTACGCGCCCTGTAATTGGCTTGTCGCAACTTATACAAGGCAATCCTTTATCCCGTAGGTTTATATATTTATTAAATACTTGCTGTGCCAATTTTATATAATCGGACAAAGTCATTAAATCGGCTTTTAACTTCGCTTTTTTCTTTTGCCAGTTCTTTTGTTTTACATCGTTTATCCATTCAGTTACGCAATTAGGGTCAAAGCAATTTTTTTGTAAAAACACGGACGGTTCGAAAGGTTGTTTACAGTACTTACATTTTCTTGGCTTCATATTTCACCGCTTATTAACATTTCTAAATGCTTATTCAAACTCTTATTTTCTTGTTTTAGTTTTATATTTTCAAGTTCTAATTCGTGGTTTCGTCTATTCGTAGCCATCAGCATTTTATCT